ATGAGACCTTCGTGAATGTGCAGGCGTGGTTTGTTCCCAAATCCGCCCTGCCCCAATTCCCCGGTCGCGACGAACTCATGCATGCGATGACGGGTGAAACCATCAAATCGCTGGGCGCGGCTGATCGCGCTCCGCCGCCCTTCTATACGGTTATCAATGGTGCCGCCTTCGCGACCGCTGCTGCCAGCGAGTTCTTCACGACGCTGGGGCTGCATGTGCCCGCCGGTTCGGAAATCAATTCCGATCTGATCGACAGCTTCGCGCTGATCTACAACTTCCGGCTGGCCGCGCATTCTTCGCGGCTCGAACGGCGGAAATACGCCTCCGAGGATATCGCAGAGGCGACCACCCTGCCCCCGGCGTTCTGGCCCTCGGCACGTCGCGCCCGGATGGTGCCGGACTATGAGCGCGCGCTTGTTGTTGGCGCGCTCGATCTGGACGTTCTCGCCGGACAGGTCCCGATTGAGGGCATTCGCCGCCTCGGCACGGGTACTGGGTCCGGCACGCCCGGCGCGGTCGCCAGCACCCAACACTTCGAAATCAGCGTCAATAGCGCCGCGCGCGTTCTGCAGTTCGATATCGGGTCCGATCTTCAATCGGAGATTTTCGGCAACTTGGCCGGGCAAAAGCTGGGCGTCACTCTGGCGGATATCGACAAGGCCCGCACCACGCAGGCGTTTGCGAAGCTTCGCACCGCCTATGCGGGCAATGATGCTACGGGCTTCGACAATGAGGACACTATCGTTGCGCTGCTCATGCAGGGCCTTTCGGTTCCGCAAGATCAGTTCAAGCGCCCGTGGTTGCTCGGGTCGCAGCGTGTGAAGGTCGACTATGCTGAGCGCTTCGCGACCGATGCGGCCAATCTCGACAAGTCCGTGACGCAGGGTGCTGTCGAAGGCATGTTGCGCCTGAATGTCCCGCGCAATGATGTGGGCGGTGTGGTGATCGTCACCGCCGAACTGCTGCCGAACCGTGTGGACGAGCGCATGGCCGATGTGTGGTTGTCGGCTACCGACTTCAACCAACTGCCCAACGCTTTGCGGGATATCCAGCGGCCCGAGCCTGTGGACCTCGTGCTGAATTCGCGGATTGACGCGAAACACACCACCCCGGGCGGTCTCTACGCTTATGAGCCGATGAATGACGTGTGGAACCGCGATTTCACGCGGCTCGGTGGCAATTTCTATCAGGCCACGCCCGGTGCGGGCTGGACCGAAAACCGTTCGGCGATTTGGCAAACCGAAATCGTCGATCCGACGTTCTCGGAAACGCACTATCTCGCCCCCTCCCCGTTTCCGCATGACGTGTTTGCGGACACGCAGGCCGACGCTTTCGAATTTGTGTGTCGCCATGATGTGCGGATCGTGGGTCTGACCCAGATCGGCGATGTCCTCGCCGAAAACTCCGATGACTATGCCGCCATTGAAGGCGCCGGGGAGTAAGTGCCATGAAATTCAACATGTTTTCGTTCAAGGAAGTGAAAGCCAATGAAAAAATCCCGTTCCGCAAGGGGCGGCTGTGGCTGCGGCTCTCCGCGCCCGCCGCGCTCTATCTCGAAAGCGAGGGCGTCGAAGTCCTCGCGGGCATCGCGCCGGAATTCGACCTCGACTTGGCGGAACCGGGTGCGTTCACGGTAGCGGGCGAGGACGGCCTGCGGGTGTTTCTTTTCGTGCCCGATCCGACCTCGGTTCGGGCCTCGGGTGAGGTGTTTACCAATATCGACCGCCTCCCGGATGAAAGCGGCAACCTGCTCGAGGTCACTCGCGCCCGCCGGGCGTTTGAGATTGAGCGGCGGGCGGCGATCTCCGAAATTCGCTCGGAGCGTCGGCGTTTGCAAGACGTGCAGCGGTCAATGCAGGTTCGCGCCGATCCGTCCGCTGCTCCGGCTCCCGCCCCGGCTCAACCTCCTGCTGAGGGGGGGTCCGAATGAAGCCGGGCCAAGTCCTGACGCGCTGGTGGCAGCGCTACGTTGCGGGGGGTCTCACGACCCCCCAAGACCTCTTCCGGGCGGCGCTGCATGAAAATCCCGACCCTGCGCGCGCGTCGCTTCGTTTCCTCGATGATCCCGTTGATGGGCCGACTTGGGATGTTCCTCAACGGTTGCGCGCGCCGACCTATTGGGTCGGGCGCGCCTACACCAGGCACGGTGATCTTGCCGACTGGCAGTCTGTCGATCCTCGTTTGATGCGGTGGGCCGCGCTGGTGGTTGAATATGGCCGCAAGCGGCAAATTCCGCTCTATGTCCATTCCGCATTTCGGACCCGGGACCAGCAAAATAAGCTGGTTGAGGGTGGCGTCTCCAAGGCCCGTTGGCCGCGCTCTGCGCATAATATCGGTGAGGCCGTGGATATCGTCCACGGCGTCTATCACTGGAACCTGACGCCGCAGGAATGGCAATTCATCGCCGTGCTGGGGCGCCTCGCCCTTGATCGTGTGAACGCTACGCTCAAGAAATCGGATAAGCTTGCCCTCACATGGGGTGGGCCTGATGGTCCCGGCGACAAGTTCGGCTGGGACCCCGCCCATTGGGAAGTGGCGGACTATCGCGCCCGCATCCGGGAGATTGATCCCGGCCCTAAAGAGACGCGCATGCCGCGTGCTATCCTTCGCGAATACCGCGCTTAAGTTCCCGGAACGGTTCCGGTTCACTGGGTCTGACGCATTCGTTGTCAGGCGCGTGTATCGCATGCCCTCTTTTGTTCGCAGAAAAAAAGGGGGGTGAGGGGGGTCCCCCGGGGGGCGGAGCGGGGGCGAAGCCCCCCTAGCCCCCCGGGTCTCGACACAGGCGCCACGTTAGGCAGGTAGCCCGTTTACGGTCTGTCAAGCGCGCTGCCGTTAGTATGGCTCCAAGTGTCGAAAAGACCGCTTCGGCGGTCTCAAAACGCGCGACCTTCGTTCAGGACGTGGGCGGGCTTGCGGCTCCATAGCAAGCAAGCAAGCCCGCCCACGTCCGTCGCGCCAAGCCCCGCCCCACCCCCACCCCCCCGCCCCCACCTATGAGGGCGCCCCGGGGCGGGGTATTATACTTGATGCATATACCCTTTTAGTGACACGCCAAGCATGGGGCCGAAAATGTGTATCTCTCCAAACCACGTCTGGGTTCAACGCGGCCCGAATTGGGAACAGCAACCTGTAGCCTGCCGCCAGTGCTGGCGATGCAGGCAAAACCGGGTCAACGATTACGTTGCCCGGTGTATGGCTGAAGCGTCGGTTTCGCAGATCTGCGCAACCGTAACGCTGACCTATGCCCCTCGTGATGATCTCGCGGAAAAGGTTCTCTATCCGCGCCACTTCCAGCTTTTCATGAAGATGCTGCGCCGGGCGGGTCACAAAGTTAGGTATATCGTGGCTGGGGAATACGGCGATCTTAAGGGGCGTTGCCATTTCCATGCGATGCTGTTTTTTCAGCATGTTGCCCCGCGTGCCGGTCGTCAGGTGCCGGATTACGGCACAACTGAGGCCCCATTTTGCCGCGAGATACCGCACAAGCGAATGGTTCACATTCGCGAATGGCCGCATGGCCATATTAAGGTCGATTGGTCGGGTTCGGAGAAATCCGCCAGGTATGTTTGCAAATACCTGCTGAAAGAGGATAAGGAAAACGTCTGGTTCTCACTCTCAAAGAGGCCCACTCTGGGGGCTGAGTGGTTCGCGCGCAAAGCGCAGCGCGCGCGCGATCTGGGCGTTCTGCCCTCCTCGTTTGAATATCTCCCTCCGGGTGGTAACCGTCAGAGACCGTATCTTATGACTGGCGCAACGCGCCGGGATTATCTCAACGCCATTACGGGCGCGTCGCCCCATGATTGGGGGCGCGATCTGTGGCGTCCTAGCGGTCGTATGGCGCGCGCCTCTGAGTGGGTTCGTAAGACCTACGATAAGCACGCGCGCGACCGCTTTCGCGCCTATTGTGAGGCGCTTCCCTTTAATCCAGAGGATTTATTGCCAGACGCCGTCCAAGATGATATAAGCCCTTCTTATCAGGAATTTTGCGAAGCATTGGGGTGGCGTTATGACCAAGAGTTCCAAGCGGAAAAATCGGATAGAGCCGGGTCACCGGGCGGTTACGACTTTTGAACGCAATCCGTCCCGCGATACCTTCTTTCCTCGTCGCGGCCTTCTGAGCCGCGTCGGGTTACTCTGGATAGGTCCGAACCTATCAAACAGGCGGCGCCTGTTACGGTTGCGAAGCGTGCTGTTTCGCCCGTTCGGAAAGAGCCGGAAAAGCTTGATCTTGCTGAGCGCCGCTTGGATACTTGCAAGAGCCGTCCGACCCCGAAACGGGGTGGCGGCTCTGGTCGGCCTTTCGTGCCGTGGTGCAACCGTAGGTAGTTCTGTGCGAATTTGCGGTTGAATTATGTCTCTTGTGGTCGTCGTCCGGACGACCACAAGACTACCCACTAGATCGGCTCTGGCCGGTCTTTCGCATTCTAGGGGCGGTGCCCCTCCCCTACATTTTGTTCTGTGCAAGCGAAAAATACGCTTTACCGATTATCGGACTTATGTTTGTGTAGCCGCAAAGCTAAAATGTCACCCGTGAGCAATTCAGGAATGTCACTCTGCCCTCAAAAATCATTGAGGGTGAGCGGACATGGGATGGGTGGTTATGAGCGCGCGTGAGTTGAACCGCGTGGAAGTGTTAGCGCAGGTCGATGATGGTCGGCTGAGCGTCGACAACGCGGTGCAATCTGAACCGTAACATCTCTGCGTAAACGCGCTGCAATCAGCCGACCAATCCGGCCTTATGCAAAGCCGCACGGGCTCTAAAACGCACGCGACCGCAACGCTCTTGTTCTGAATCG